GACTAAATAAATTAAAAGAATTTAAAGGAATACATGATTTTTTTGATGATTATGATGAATTTTATGCTGATAAAAATACCCATCACCTAACAGTAGGAAATGAATTAATTTATTCAAATGGATCTAATTACGTAGGTTATTATAATATTGATGAACTTACTAATGAGATTTTTGAAGGTAAAATATATTCTAGAGATAGCAGAGAACTTTTTATGAAAAATAAATTTAATGAGTTATCAACCTTATCATCAGTTAGAACAGTTGACAAACTATTACCAAGATTAAATCCAAATAAAAATTTATTAAATGAAATTAAAAGTAAGGATAGTTTTACTTTATTTAATACTTTAGCTCAAAATAATATAAATAATATACAAAATAATAATAACAATACTATTACACAAATTCCAACTACTAATATTGGAGGTGGTGGTGGAGGTGGTTATTAGAGATATTTTTCGTATCTTTAAGTATGTACTGGTTAGTAGAGAATAAAAAACAGTTTAATACTTTTGTTAATATTGTCAAAAATAATTTATTTATTGAAGTAATTCCTGATTTTTTTAATCATCATCCTTGTGAACAATCAATAGTAGGTTATTATATTAGACCTATAACTGATAAAAAAGGATACATCTTACCAGTAAATCATTACGAAACTGGTAATCTAGAACAAAATGATATAGTAGATTTTTTAAAAGGAATATCTAAGTTTTACTGCTACGATAAAAAGAAACTATTACATAACTTTAAACATAGAAATTTATTTGATATACAAATAAATTACAAAGAGTTACAAATAGATTATTTACCAATAATACAACATTTTCAAAGAAAAAAAATATCTAACTCAAACTGTCCGATAGTAAAAATATATGAGTACTACGAAGCTAAGTATGAGGAGATTAGTGAGCATATTGATACTGATTATAATTTGTTTTATAATAATAAAGTACCCTTAGTATTCTCAGTTATTGAATCTAGTGGTATAAAAATAAATAAACAATTATTTGAAAAACATTTTTATAAAAATGAAGAAGATTTTGTTTTTACGCAGTATAACTATACTACTTTAACTACTCGACCATCTAACACATTTAAGAAAGTAAATTATGCAGCCTTAAATAAAGATAATGGTAGTAGAGATTGCTTTATACCAAGAAATGATTATTTTGTAGAAATAGATGTTTCTTCTTATCATATACTTTTACTTTGTCAATTACTTAACTATGAGTTTGAAGTAGAAGATATACATGAATATTTTGCATCTGTATATCAAACATCGTATGATAAAGCAAAGCAGTTAACTTTTCAACAAATATACGGAGGAATAAAATCTGAATACGAACATATTCCTTTCTTCCAGAAAGTAAAAAATTATTCTAATAATCTATGGTCTGAATTTAATACAAATGGCTATATAGAATGTCCTATATCTAATTATAAATTTTCAAAGAAAGATCATCCGCGAATGAATTCATTAAAATTAATGAATTACTTACTGCAAAATTTGGAAACTTCAAATAATGTTCTTATCTTATATGATATCTTAAAACTACTTCGAGGTAAACAAACTAAGGTTGTTTTATATACTTACGATAGTATATTATTAGATGTAGATAAAAAAGAAGAAGAAATAGTAGAGAAAATTAAAGAAGTTTTTCGTATATTTAATCTTAAAATAAAATGTAAAAATGGTAAAAATTATGGTAATCTTGTAAAATGTTAAAGTTATGGAGGAGAATTTAGTTATGGAGCCGCAAGTTGATATTTATAATCGATACGATTATGATAAAATCAACAGCGAAATAGACGTGAATAATAAATTATTTTGTACATTCGTTACTCTGGAGGAATTAGAGGATAGGTTAAAAAGTATAACCACAGAGTACGAAATTAAATACAATAAGTTATTTGTACTATCTGTAGAAGATAGCGAAGAGTATGTTATTACTTACAATGTAGAAAACGCTAATGTTAGCGCTATCCCTTATAATACAATTTTAGTGCATCGAAAAAAGCATACAAATACTTTGTATACGATCAATGCATTAAATGAATTGATTAAAAAATTAAATGGTGGAGTAGTTGATACTAAATTTCCTATTGAATGGAACCACTATAGAAATACCATCATGCTAACTCAACAGGGTGGTTTAAAAATGTTAAAGACAAAAATATATCAAATAATCGAGTTATAATAAATTGTTTCATCTTAAAAAGTTTTAAAAATGGATTTAAACGCAATTCGTCAGAAACTGCAGTCTATGCAGAATCAAGGTAATGGTCAAGCCAATAATAATAATCGACCAAATTATTTCTGGAAACCTTCTGAAGGTAATTCCAAAGTTAGGATTCTTCCATCTGTATTTAATGCCGCATCACCATTCTCAGAAATGAAAATGTATTATGGTATTGGATCTAAAATGATGGTATCTCCACTAAACTGGGGAGAGAAAGATCCTATTGCTGAATTTGTAAAACAGCTTCGTCAATCTAATAACTCAGAACATTGGAGATTAGCTAAAACTTTAGATCCTAAAGTACGTATCTATGCTCCAGTAATTGTTCGAGGAGAAGAAAACGAGGGAGTTAAGCTATGGGGATTCGGTAAGATGGTATATGAATCTCTTCTACAATTAATCTTAGATGAAGAGGTAGGTGATTATACTGATCCATATAATGGTCGTGATATTAAAATTAATGTAGTACGTGATCCTGCAGGAGGATATCCTAAAACTACCGTACAACCTTCTATGAATCAATCACCTGTTCATGAGGATGCTAAATTAGCAGAAGAGTTTTTACGTACTCAACCTAACCCATTAGAAGTATTTAAACCACTTCCATTTGATACTATGAAGTTAAATCTTCAGAATTACATTAATCCGGACGGAGGAGATACGGAAGCTGATACTGTTGCTACACCAAGCAATGTAACTACAACAGCTCAACCATCAGCCTTTCCACCACCACCAGCTTCTAATCATTCAGAACCACCTGCTGTAAAGAAAAGTAAAGCAGATATGTTTGATGATTTATTTGAAGAAGAGTCTAAAGAAGAAGCTCCGTTTTAATTAATAATAGTATTTTATGGCAAAAAGTAAAAAGTCTTTGTCCGAGGCCGTGTCTTCGGAGATCAAGTCGAAATTTGATTTAGGTAAGTTTAAACAAAAGAAAGGATTAGCAGGAAATGTAAAGTTTAAAGAACAACAATGGATTCCTCTATCTGATGCTTACCAAGATATACTATCAGTACCTGGAATCCCAATGGGACATATCGTTCTACTAAGAGGTCATTCCGATACTGGTAAAACAACAGCTCTACTAGAAGCAGCTGTATCAGCTCAAAAACGAGGTATACTTCCTGTTATTATCGTAACAGAAATGAAATGGAACTGGGAGCATGCTATGCAAATGGGATTAGAAGTAGAAACTGAAGTAGATGAAGAAACTGGTGAAGTAGTTGGTTACTCAGGAAACTTTATCTATGTTGATAGAGAAACTCTAAATACTATTGAAGATGTAGCTGCATTCATTATGGATATTATTGATGAGCAGTCTAATGGTAATCTACCATACGATCTTCTTTTCCTATGGGATTCAATCGGAAGTATTCCTTGTGATCTTTCAGTACGTTCTAATAAGAATAATAATGAATGGAATGCAGGAGCAATGTCTACTCAATTTGCAAATAATGTAAATCAGAAAATTGTTTTATCGCGAAAAGAATCATCTAAGTTTACTAATACTTTAGTTTGTATTAATAAGGTATGGGCTATGAAGCCGGAATCACCAATGGGTCAACCTAAGCTTATGAATAAAGGAGGTTACTCGATGTGGTATGATGCTACATTCGTAGTTACTTTCGGTAATATTATGTCAGCTGGTACCTCTAAGATTAAAGCAATTAAAGATGGTAAGCAAGTAGAATTTGCTAAACGAGTAAATGTTCAGGTAGAAAAGAACCATATCAATGGTGTAACTACAAGAGGAAGAATTATTATGACTCCTCATGGATTTATCAAAGATACACCTACCGCTCTAAATAACTATAAAAAAGCTAGAGCTCAAGAATGGTCTGATATCATGGGAGGTTCTACTTTTAATATTGTAGAAGAAGAGCATGATCTAACTGATATCTCAACTTACACTCAAGAACCCTGAATAACATGGAATACTTGGATATCTTAAATAACATTAACGAAGAGGATCAAGAGATTAAATTAAAACCTCATGATAGAGTTTTAATTATTGATGGCTTGAACTTATTCTTTCGTAACTTTGCAACTATTAACTTAACTAATAATAATGGAGCACATATTGGTGGTCTAGGAGGCTTTCTAAGATCAATGGGCACTTTAATTAATAAAGTACAA